GGCGAGGTTGCCCGAGCTACCGAGCGTAATGCATGTCACGCTGGGCGAGGCCACGCCTCCGGTGATGACCTCATCGCCGCCCGTCTGCTGATAGACGAGCCCGGACTGCGTAGTCCATAGCGTCGAGTTCGGGATCGTCGAGCCTTCGACGCCCGTCACGGTGAGCGTGAGTTGCGCGGCTACGGCGGCGTTGCGCGTTACGCCGTATCGAGTGGACCAGATGCCGAGGAAAAACTCGTTGCATGTCGTTGGCTGGGTCTGGTCGAGACACCACGCGATAAAGCGGTAGGCGAGACCGAGGACGCCAGCCAGTGCCGAAGCCAGGACGCGGATGAAGGCGCGAGTCAGGAGCGGTACTTTTTGGTTCAGGCGCGCTTCGATATAGGAGACGATCTGGTCGCGGAGCGTGACGAAGGTGGGAATAGTCATGGGGTTCTCCGATTCCAGGCTTCAATGGCCGACTCTATGGTGGCGAACCCTTCCATGCTTGCCCAGCACGTATCGTCCTCATCGCAACGCACCGCAAAGGTTCGATCTTCGGAAAACTCAGGGCCTTCGATGACGACGTGAGAAGACCCGCAAAATGGGCATGGTTTGAGGCGGTCGTCAAAGACGTTTTCGGGCCACTGCATCAGCTTGCCTCCTCCGCGATCCGCGTCCAGTTCAGCTTCCAACGCACCGACGTGGTACCGCCGTCGGGCTCGGTGAACGTGAGTTCAAGTCCGACGCTCCCGATGCCTGTGATGGAAGCCGAGACGTCGACCGATTTGACCACGCCGTCATCGGTCATCCACGCAAGGTCCAGCGCGGCGGCGGCTTCGAGGTCGTCGAGTGCCGAGGGCGTGAGCTTGAGCCCGTCCAGGAGTGGGAGGAAATGCGTCGAGCCCGTAGCGCCCGGGTTCGCCGGGTCAATATCGTTGCCCCACCAGTTCGCGTCAACGAACAGCGACAGGTACGCCGCGTTCTCGAGGCCCGAGGACATACGAGGCTGACCGCCTTGGACGTTGAGGTCAGCGCCGTCGCCGATGTCATAGATGAGCGGGTCGCCGCCGTATGGGTCGCTGATCGTGGTCATGCCTGCCATGGTACCATGCCTCCGTCGTTTTTCATACCGGCACCTTGAGGAGCGCGGCGAACTGCGCCTTGTAGGCTTCGAGCGCTGCCTGCGTTGCCGGGTTGACCGTCTGCGTGGTCGCGCTTCCCACTGTCACGATTCCCTTGACGAGGTCGATGAGCCCGTTTATCAGGGTGAGCAGGTCTTTCGTCGCGTTGGACAGGGCGATCTTGCCGTCGGCGTAGAATCGCGCCGAGGCCATGAGCGAAGTGCCATCGGCGTTCGTGGAGCCTATCGCCGTCTCGCCCTTGGCCAGCGTCGGCATCGGCGTATTGTAGTGATGTGTGGCCACGACGGCGCCGAAGTTGCCGCCACCCACGGGCAGACGGATGCCGAACGTGTTGTCCGGCGGCATCGACCAGACGCCGGGGACGCTCCAGACTTCGGGCGTCATCGAGTCGCCGTTGCCATCCGAGGCCGTGACGACTACGACGGGACCAGCGGATGACGCGGGTGTTTTCACCGTGGCATTCGTGAGGCGGTACTGCTTGGCGATGTCCATCAATCCCATGGCCATGCCTCCGGCGGCTCGCCCGAGTACGTCGACGGCATTACGAGGCGGAGCGTTGCCTTGCGGCCTTCACCGGCTGAAAGCCGGTAGTTCACGCCCGAGATCATCAACGGCGTAGGCTTGTTGATCCATACCTTCGGCGAGTAGAGCGTCACGAGACGTCCGGGTTCCCAGAACTCACCCGCGTCGCTCTGCCAGTCTCCGACCTCAGCGCTGATGCTGACGGCGTTGGCGTAGCTAGTGGCCCGGTCCCACTTGGCGGCGGTGTTCACTTCCTTGAGCGTGCCGGATCCGAAGATGCGCGAGGTGGGGCGGTACTGTTTGACGCCTGGGTCAGTCGACGAGCCGACTTGGGAATTGAAGCCGCCCGCCGTCCAGATGACCTTGAACTCACTGAAAAACTGCGTGCCGTCGACCGACACGTCAACGTCGAGAAGTCCGCCGAGTCCTTCGACGAGATTGGCCATCGGCTTGCCCTTGGGGTTTGGTCGCAAAAGCTCGAGCTGGCCCTCGGCGTCAGCATTGAAAACCCAGCCGAGGTCATGAGCGAGGCCCTGCAGGAAGTCGCCGGGCTTGTCCATGTCGCCGCTGACAGTCGGGTCAGGGAGCGCGACGCTGTCGCCGTTGGGCAAGCTCACGCGGACGCCGAAGGGATCGGCCAGGACTTTGGCGATCTTGCCAAGGGTGAGTCCGCCCCACTGGTGGCGACTCACGGTGTAGCCAGGGGCCGAAGGCATGGAGCAATCGAGCATGACCGCAGTGGCGCTTCGGCCTTCGAGGTTGAGGCTGGACTGGGCTAGGTTCGACGACGGCTTTTCGATGCGGCCCGTGATGACCTTGGATGAGCCGAACCAGACTTCGGCGGTCTCGTAGCCGCGCGGCTTGATCTTGGCTCGGATCTCGTCGCGGCTGGGCATCGTGAAGCTGAACGAGTCCGCGAAAGCGTCAAGATCGCGCTGGACCGTCAGGGCGTCGAAGCTGGTCAGCGAGAAGCCAGCGGCTTTGAGGGTGATGACGGGATCAGGCATATTTTTTCACCGAAAGTTTCTTTTTCCTCTTGACTAAACGTACACAGTGTATTACACTGTTATCAGGTTGATAGACCGAAGGACGGACGAAATGATGTACCGCAACACGAACGAAAGCTACGGCGAACCTGGCCCCCTTGAGGCCCCCAGCAAGGAGTTCCTTGCCGACGAGATGGCCGATACTTTCGCAGAATGGGCCGCTGAAAAGGTCCAGAAGATGCTGGGCGAAGGACATGAGTTCGGCGATGACGAAACGCCCGACGCGGTTTTCGCCGCCGAGATGCGGGCCGAGTTCATTCCTGGCCTTATCGAAGCCTAAGCACCGCCCCTCTTCGGAGGGGCTTTTCTTTGCCCACAGGCTACGCATACCACACCACCACGCGCCCTGCTGGGATCATGAAAAACTCTTCGTCGGACAGGTCATTGTCCTTGATGAACTGGTCGAGCACGTCGTCGGTGAACGTGCCATAGAGTTCTTTGACCAGCGATGCCGGGTCAATGGCTCCGCTCAACTGGCGGCGGCGTTCCGTCGGCAGATCGAAGGACGCCTGGAGCATTCTGGCACGGCACCGGCTGAGCATCTGCATGATGTTCGCCACCGTGTCGGCATCGGGGAGCCAGCCTAGGGCCTCGGCGGCTTCGATCTGGTCCTGGATAGCGGTCTGCATGTCATCGAGACCGTCAGCCACGTCGACGGCGGCGGTACGGGTATCCAAGTCCCCCGTCAGCGTCGAGTCGCTGGCGCCCGTCGCGGCGGCACCCAGCCCCAAGAGCATCAGCTCGGCCTCGGCGTAGCTGTTAGCCGTCGATAGTCCGATATTGGCGATCATGTTCTGGTACTCGGTCACCTTGTCACCGATGGCGATTACCGCGTTGGCCGGAGCGCGCGCGAGGCTCATCACGGTCTGAGCCAGCAGGATCGGATCGGCCACCAGGTCATCAACCGCGCCGAGCGCCGAGTCGAGGTCGGCCTGGAACTGCGCGCCGAGGTCGGAGGCGGCGGACGCCATGCCGCGCAGGCTCGAGCCGATATTGGACAGCAGGTTGCCAGACTTCGACGTCACGTTCGCCACGTCGGCGGGCGTCGTCGGTACGCCGTTCGCGCCGTAGCCCGCTTGTGCGCTTGCCGCGGCGGCATCGTTGTCGGCTTGGAGTTGAGCGCCCGCATCGTTGCCGGTGGCTGGAAAGAGGGCTTCACGGTCGATGCGGATGAACTCGAGGGTAAAGACGGCTTCGCCCATGCCCTCGACGAACTGCTCGACCTGCGTCCAGGTGGTCGGGCATACGAGAACGTCGCCCCATCGCGGATGCGAGAGCGTTGCCGGGGTGTCGCGGTCATAGTGCTCCGATAGGGCCGCGAAGAAGGCGTCGGCATCGGTCTGATAGGTCGGGCCGTTGATGTAGACCGTCAGCGGGAAGCGGATACCGGAGTTTCCGAGATCCTGCACTTCGGCTCGGTTCTGCTGGGGCGGTTCGTTGACGGCGAGTTTCTTCGCGCCGTCGCGCTCGAGGCTGTCGAAACCGAGAACGGAGACGACACCGGAGGGGCTGGTATATTTGCACTGGCGGGGGGGGGCGAAGCTCATCGGCCACGTCCCATACCGGCAGTTCTGCCAGTGTTCAGCGTACCGCCTGGCGCGGGCTTGTCTTGCTTCACACTCGAGCCGGGCGGTAGGTTGCCGACGTCAATTTGAACGCGGCTGGTGCTTGTGCTGGTGAGCGTGCTCGTCGCCGGGCTCATTGGGCCGGCCGCGGCGCCTTTGGCGAAGGCTGGGGCTTGCTTAGAGCCGCCGCCTATTCCTGCCACAAAGCTGACGACATTATTGATTCCATCCAGAATCGGACCGAGCACGGAAGATGCAAATGAGACGATGGCGCTGATGAGTGGCATGAGTTTCTCGAATACCTGGAAAATCGTATCCACGATCTTGAGGATAGGGTCGAGCACGGGTTTGAGTGAATCGAAAATCCCGCCGATAAAGTCGATGATTTTCGGCAGATGCGCCATCACGTTATCGAAGAGCGGGCCGACAAACGAGCCGGCTTTGCCGAGAGTATTTCCCAAGCTGTTCAGAAGCTTGTCGAGCTGTCCACCTGGCTGTATACCCTTCTGGATCGATGCGGTGAACTTCTGGAGGCTGGGAATCGCCCGGCCAGCCAACCTGTCACGCAGACCGACAGCCGTTGCTGAGAGTTTGTCGAGCTGGTCATTGAAGTCGCCAGCGTTCTGGAGCGTGTCGCCGCCCATGACGTAGCCGTTGTCCTCGGCCTCGCCGCGGAGTTTCTTGATGCCGTCGGCGCCGCCCGAGAGTGCGTTGACCATGCGGACGCTGGACTTGCCGAAAAGCGCCGAGGCCACAGCGGCTTTTTTGGTCGGGTCTTGCAGATCCTTGAACCCGTTGGCGATCATCTCGAGCGTCTGGTCAGGGCCTGCGGCCTTGAGCTGTTCGGCGGTGAGACCGATCTGGTAGAGCGCGTTCTCGACGTCACCAGAGTCTTTGCCGAGGTTGACCGTCAGCTTGCGGAGGGCGTTGTCCATGTCCTCGGTGGTGAGACCGGCTTGGATGCCGACGTAGCGATACTCCTGCAGCGCCTTCGTCGTGATGCCCAGGGCTCCGGCGGTGTTTTGAATGTCGTCGGCGCTTTCCTCGGTGGCTTTGGCGAGCGAGAAGACGGCGGTGCCAGCGGCGGCGGCGGCTATGGCGATACCGCCGAGGAACTTTCCGCCAGCGACCAGGCCCGAGCCGAGGTTCTTTCCCATCTTCACGGCTCCGGCACGCATCTTGTCGATACGCATGGCCGCTTTGTCGGCGGTTTTCGCCATGTTGAGCACGGGGCCTGAGAAGCCGTTTTTGACGGCGAACTTTGTGAAGATCGTGAACTGCTTAGTTCCGGCCACCGCCCGACTCCTTTCTCAATTCTGCGATGGCGTCCTGCTCCTCGCGGTAGAGTGCGTTCGCTCCGCGATACCAGAACTCAAGCCGCCGGATAGACCACGCGCCGCCGTCCAGATGGAAGCGGGCGGCCACGGTCCAGAGCATCCGCTCGACGTCGGAGGGCTCTACTCGAAAAAACCCAGAGCATCGCACACCTCGCCCAGGGTGCGGATGTCGCGGACGCTGAACCGGTCGACGATGCCGGCCGGTTGGTCGGCAAGGGTGACGACGGCCTTCATGGTGCGGCGCACCATCATGACCGTGTCGATTTCGCTGGACCCATCGCGGCTGACCCTGACGGCCATGCCGCCCGAGTAGCTGACATAGTCGGCGGCCTGGGGTTCGCGTAGGGCGACCTCTATGAGCATCTCGCCGTTCTTGAGTTCAAGCTCGGTACCCAGGCGGTAGACGACCTTACCGTCATCGAGAAAGAGTCGAGCGTCCATGGCCAGCGCCAGGAACGGTAGGACGGCCGACTCGTCGGCACCGAAAGCCTCGGCCAGTTCCATGAGCGCCAGACGCGCGGCGTCTTCGGCAACGCGCGGCATCAGACCTGCTCCAGCTTTTGACCGCGGCCATTGATGCTGATGGTGCCTTTGCCGGTAGATCCTGTGATCTGGCCCTCGGGAATGAGCGAACCGCGATAGGTTGTTCCGTCAATCAGGGTCAGCGTGAAGGGCCCAGGCAAGCCAGCAGCCGCCTTGGCCTGGAAAAACTCGACGGGCTTCTGCGACCAGTTGCAGGAGAACTCCCCGCCGTCGAAGCCAGCGGCCTGGAGCACTCCGGTCGTGTGAAGCGTGCCGTTGCCGTTGAGCGTGTTCGTGAGTTCGATGATGCCCATCTTGCCGGGAGCGGAGATGAACAGCGTAAGGTCGAGGTCGGGGGTCGGGTCCAGCTCTTTGCCGTACCATGTGCACTGGCGGACTACGCCGGCTCTGATTCCCATCTTATGCTCCTTTAAGCGGCGCCGAGCGCCCAGTTTCTCTTGACGGCGAAGACGCGGGCGCCC